AAGTCCACCCCGTAGACGACCGGAGGATCGCCGGAGACGTCCCCGATGCAGGATCGGATAGCCTCTTGCCCAAACGGGTTCCCGCCATCGTCTGACGGTTCAGCGAAGTACAACTCGCGGAACACGCTTTCAGGTAACTGCCTCTCGGCCTGGTCGATCTCCTCCGACGCTATGATCCCGGCGTCGACCGCGTCCGCTGCCGTGAGCTTGGCATACGTCCACCCCGGCTCCCCTCCCTCCGCCCGACGCGCCAGGGCGTACGCCCAGTTCCTCCGCCCCTTGACGTTGCCGATGATCCGCACCGGGCCACGGGTCGCGGTCAGGGTCGACCGGATCGCGTGCCACGCCTCCTCCCTCATCCGCGTCGCCTCGTCCAGCACGGCAGCGTAAACGTCCTCCCCGTATAGAGTATCCGGCTTCTCCGCAGACTTGAACCATATAGTCGTCCCGTTCACTACCGTGATCGTTAATTCGGACTCGTTGGCCGTGTACAGGGTGTCCGGCAGGCCGCGCTTGAGCCGCCGGAACGCCACCTTCGCCTGAGAATAGACCGGGCTGATCCACCAGTACGCCTGGCCCCGCAGCCCGCCCATAGCCTGCTCTAGTATCCAGGCGATACAGGCGACCGTCTTGCCGCATTTCGTCGACCCCTCGATGATCCCGTAGCGGTCAGGGCAGAAGATCGCCGCCTGTTGCTTCGGGTAGAGGCTGGGCCTCCGGTACGTCACCGTCGGGGCCGTCGCCGTTGAGGTAGTTGCCACTAGCTGCCTCGATGCTGAATGTGACCTCGCCCTGGGTCAGGTTGATCGCCCGTTGGTCGATGGTGATCAGCGGCTCCTTCGGAATCACGCCGTTGATCTCGCTGATCCGATGCATGATCGACATGACCATCTTGGTCGCGGCCTCGTCACCGGCTAGAGCCTGGGGCCACCACCGGGCCAGGAGGGTCGTGTACCGTTCCATCTGGAGGCCGCGTATCTGGTCGGCCATGCCGGAATACTTCTCGGCCAGATCGTTCAGCACCCGCTTGATCGAGCGGTGAACCTGGGCCTTGTCCACGCCCAGCGTCTCCCCGATCTGCTTCTCGGTCGCCCCGCCCTTGTAAAGCTCCGGCGAAGCTCCCATTCGGCCCGCTTCTGGGGCGTCGGGTAGAGTCCCGGTTGCTTACGCCTCGGCATGGACTACCTGCATTCTCGTCGTAGACTCAACGGGATGATGCGGGTATCCAATCGCGAGAAACTTGAAAGGCTGGGTATATCGGGGCGACGTTTTGACGCCGTGAGGAAACTCCGCAGGGATAAACACAGAATCCCCGACGTCAACGGCATAGTCTACGCCCTCGATATGCACCCGTCCTTCGCCTTCCAATATGTATAGAATGTGGCTCCCTTCGTGAGTATGCAAAGGGAATTCGCTTGTGGGTTCCATCTCGATTACATCCAGGCCCATATCCGCGCCGTCGGCAAGGATACCCTTTGCGCCTTCGCCGCCATGTATGCCCTCTAGCAAGACGCCTGAGTCGTCATACATACACCCTGGTTTGACGCTTTCGGCCTTCGCTATATACTCATTCATGTTTACTCCTCAAAGCCCGACGTTCATTCTGGCTGGTTAGCCTCGTAAATGGCGCGGTCGCCAGTTATCCACCCTTTATTGAAGTCGTCACCGGAACCCCTACCGGGCATCCCGCTAGTGTCGTATAGGCGTTCGACTTCCTCCCTGTCCATGCCTAGCTTCTGCTTGACTTGTGCATCGGACAGGCCGTGTTCGTCCTTTAAGCTGGTCACAATGTCTGCCATAGGAACGATTGTATGCTGGCCTCTGGCGCGGTTGTGACGTATAGTCGAAGCCATCTGGTCAGCCATCTCCAGCGTGGGCCGTAACCGGACTACGGGAACGAGTCCGTCGGTAAGCGCAGCTATGTCTCGGTCTCCCGCTATAGTCCAGCGGTGGAACCCGTCCACAATTTCGCCATCCTCCCTGGCGACAATTGGCTGAGTCCATCCGTCCGCCATGATCGACAGCTTGAGTAACTTCAACTCGGGACGGGCCACATGGTTTGGGTTGTACCCGTTAGCCGTTAATGTGTCCCTGGCAACCCACTCAACAGAATCAATCGGCTGCTTCATTGCTTTAGCCTTTCGCTTCGGGAGTTTGGGACTTCACCTTCATCCGAGGATCAGTGCGGCTTTTCAGATCGCCCTGCCTAGCGGTCTTCAAAAGCAGCGTCCAAGAAACGCCCGTCTTCGGATGCGCGACGACTTCCGGTATAGGATCGCTCGAATCGCGGAAGTGTATATCAATGAAGCCCCGTATCCTCCGCGCTGCCCATGTTTGAATATTGGGAGGATGCTTGGCTAAGTAGTATTCTATTCCTTGCTCCCAACCCATCCCTCGCGGCGGTCTCGACTGCGCCCCAGACCCGTAGACTTGTGTCCCGGCATACCTTGCAGCGGTTGCAGCACCGTCGACCCGTTCGCCCATTTTGTCCCATAGCTCCGGCCAGCACTGCGCCCACATCCACAACCCCATCATAGGCTGCTCACCGAACGGCGGCGCAACCCGTTGCGACGCGGGCTTGATTCCTGCCTTGTCCATCAGATCATAGCTTCTGTTGTAGTCCCAGCCGTGCATTCTCGGCGCAGTCCATACGTCAGCCGTTCGCCAGTCATATATAGGCTTGGCATAGCTCACTACCGGGTTAGATGTCCCGTTGATATAGTTATCCTGGCGACGGTGGGAAACACCGCGTCTCCGTATAAGGCTCTCTTCTGCGCGAATACCCATACTGAAAGCTACTGTGCCGTTATATCTGTCAGCGAGATACCCTGGCGAATGGTCGCCGATAGGGGCGCGTCTGAACCCCTTCGTCGTGGTTATTGCCTCTGGAGGCATCTCGCGAACCCACAATGCCTTCGCTTCTGGTGCCCACGGATACCAGTAGGGCTGGCGTGTAGAGCAAGCGTTCCGATGCATCACGGGAAGAGCCAGCCAGACCATATTAACGTCTTCCTTGGCCGCGACCCTCCGTACATAGTCTATCGTTTCGGGAGTACATACCTCCTCATCGTAGAACACTACGTCTAAGGGCAAAGCATCGCGCTCTCTGGCTACTTCTAAAGTTATGTTTAAGACGGCGGTGCTGTCCTTCCCGCCTGAGAACGCTACAGCTACGTTGTCGTAGAGGTCATAGATTCGATGAGTCCGTTCTATACTTAAATCCCAGACACTTTTGTCTGAACGAACGGCTGTACGGGTCTTCCTACGCTTATATCTGACAGGCATTGCAAACAACCACTAACGCGTCCGTCGTTGTTTCGACTTCATTGCTTGAGGCCTTCACGCTGTTAACCGCCCGCATAATCTGTGTACGCTGTTCTGCGGTCATCAGAATAGTGAATCGGATCAAGCCGTCTTCGTCCGGCTCCACGTTGTCCTCCGGGTCGAATTGAGGGAACGGCAAGCCTTCCTCGTCAGCCCCAAGCGCGTCGACTAGGAAGCCGAGGTCGGGGCCGTCATTCGCCAGGGTCTGGAGGAGGGCGTTGACCCTGGCGTTGTCCGTCGACACCGTCGACAGCAACTCCGTCAGCCGCTCCTCGTCCCGCCCCGCCATCGCCGCCAACGGGTCGAGGGTCGCCAGCATCAGGTCGGCCTCGGCCTCGTCGATGTCCAGCACCAGCACCGGGACGTCGGAGTCCGGCGTGGTCTCGGCCCGCAGATGCCCGTCCACCAGCATCAGCCCCTCGGGCGTCTCGCGGGCGATCAGGGCGTCAGCGTACCCGACCTCGGCTAACACGCCTCTAAGGGCGTCCTGCTGCGCCACAGGGTGGGTGCGCCAGTTCTTCGGGTTCGGTATAAGCTCCGACGCTGGGACTCGTCTCAGTTCCTTTATCCGGTCTCTAATCTGCATCGCTCTCCTCCAGACTCCGACAATCACGGCAGAGAATATCCGGGCAGCTATAGCCGTTAGCCATTGGCCCTATCCAATCGCCACATATATCATCTACAGGGTCGAGTCCTCCGGCCCCGCACTCGTCACATTGCACAATTTCACGTATCTGCATGGTTGCGCCTCCTATTCACTGACCGGCGTTACGGTGACCGCGACCTTGCTCTCGGCCCTTGTCTTGACCCGTTCCGCGGTCATAGTGTAATCGATGACGTGGCCGGGGTCATCATCTGGCATGGCCCCACTATCGACCAGCCCGTCAATGACCGGGCCGCACAGCGTCGCGAGGCCGTCCCAGTCATACGCCTTGCCGCAATAGTATTGTCGCACCGATACCCTGCACCGGTCAGGCGTGACCCACCCGTCCTCAGCCTCGATCAACCCCAGGACATAGGCGTCCTCCCGTGCTTGTCGAACCAGAGGCTGCGTCTCACGCCAGTGCGCTCGCCGCAACCCGTTCTTGGATAACCTTTTATCCGGTTGGAACTCTATTGTTAACGATTCCATTCTCACCTCTCTGTTAACTTCTGTTAACTCTTCTACTCCTCCTCCGGCCCTCCAGGCCGGGAGGAGTAGGTTAACTCTTATTCTTAGTTCTTAAGAGTTCTTAAGAGTTCTTAAGAACCGTTAACACATCAGCCTGTAACGGGTCTTACCCGCCGGGGTGGTGTCTTTGCCTAGCTCCCACCCGTTTCGGCCCTGTTTCGTAGCTACCATGTTAAGGCTTAACACGTCCGATGTTAAGATTAACACCCCAATGGTTCAATATGTAGATGCTCCCACAACGACTCTATCGGCTGTAAGTACCTGTCATCGATCAGGTAACCACTGCCTTTCCAATTAGGATGTCTTTCCCTGGCGACGTAGCGGTTCTCCGCAAAGGTCTTTTTTGTGAGCCATCCTGGAAGAGCCACGCGCCCCGTGTCGGTGATACCGTCTACCAAATAGGCCACCACACCGACATCACTACGCATCTGGGCGGTCAGGTTGTAGTACGAATACCGCGCATGTGTCCGCGTCCGTATCTCTCCGCTAATGCCATTGATGACGAAGTCGTGCGTTTTTGCCCACTGGTCTCGTACAAAGTAGTCCTCAGTGTACGGTAGGTTAAACAACTTGACCAGGAGGGCATATTCACCCATGAGTCCCATTAGATGCAGATCTGTGGGATCGTAACTATCGCCTCTCGCAAGCATCTTATCGACGGACTGGGCTTGGTCGTTGCGGGCCTGACGAGCTAGCGCCCCCCGTCGCAATATGCTCATCTCATCCGCTGTGAGACGGAACTGCCCAGTCATCACTCCACCCCCAGCGGCTCGGTGGTTTCCCATTGACCATTGACCGAGGTGAACCTATCGTCTCCCGACAGAGTAGCCGACAGGCTGCGGGT